GCTTGCTGAAAACCTTCAAAGTTCGCGCACAACGCCCGGATCGCTTCTGCCGGGGTATTTAAGTCAAAGTGATGAACACGGCCAAACTGCTTGCCTAGTTCACCGCGTAGCACCACTTTCTTCATAGCCGACTCCTGTGCCGCAGGATATGAGTGGTGTTCTTCCGATAATAGCCAGACCACAGATCACGGCTAGAAAGCCGCCGCTCCAGGTGTTGCAGGATCAGGTCGTCACCGATATAGATCGCAACGTGGTTGGACACAGGCGAAACGATCTGCATCAGTAAGGCGTCACCGTATTGGGGTTCTGCGTCCTGCCCGACCGACACAAAATCCTCGTTGGCAAAGTTTTCAACAAAGGTGTTCATGCCTTTGTGCCACCACTCGCCGTGCCGTTCATAGTCCGCCAGCTCTAAGCCCCATTCCTGCTTGTACCAGTCACGCGCCAGGGCGTAGCAATCAAGCGTGCCGTAGCACCATTCCCGCCCGATCAATGGCGGCTGCCAGCCTTCTGGTTCATAGCTTGCCCAAGTTGCTGTCGGCCAACCAACAATGTGCCAGGGCAGCCCTGATGCCTCCATTGCAGCCTTATCCGCCATGCTCGCCTTGGGCTTCATGTTCGGATGGCTATGCACCACCGCCGTGATCGCGCCAGCGTCATCAGCAGCGGCGTAGTCAGCAGGCGACATGACAAAGCTCATCTCCTCCGTCGCTGTGTTCTGGCACGGCCAATAGCGTTCTTTGCCTTTGACGATGACCACCAAACCGCAAGCTTCGCGAGGATACTCCTGTTCTGCGTGTGCTTCTGCCGCTGCCTTAGTTTCCGGCTTCATCCGATCAGTCCCGCACTTGGGAAACCGCCATAGGGGATCTCGGCATTCTCGCCAAAGCGCAGCTTGCAACTAGAGAGGCGGTGTCCGCAAACATCCTGCGCCACGTTGGCAACTTCGTTGTCGTCGATGTCGTAATAGTTCGTTCCGGTGTAGCCGCAGCCTTCGCCCTTGTACGTCCACGGGCAAATGTTTTGGATGATCTGGCGCCGGGGCAGTTTTACGCCAGCGACATCAAAACTGGCAGCAAGCTCAAAGCTGACGACTGCGCGGTTTTCCGCCACCTTGCGGTCAACGGTGTAGATCTCACGCGGAAACTCAGCAAACGGGTCAGCCGTTGCATTGGTGCCACTGGTGAAGTTGGTGGCGTCTAGATATTTCTTGAGCGTGCGGATCCTGGTAACGGTTGCACCGACCAGATCGTTGTACTCAAGCACCAGCGTGGTGCCCAGGCTTAAAACGTTGCTGATGCTGATGGTCGGGCGTGGAAGTTGTCCGCCGCCTTCATAGGTAAAACCAGTCGCTTCGACCGGATACCGCTGATAGGTGTTGCCGTTCCAAACGATGTTGCCGCTGATCTGTTCGTTGACGCCAGCGTGGAAACGGTAGACCTGATCGACGCCGATACTGCTTGCCGTGCCGTCTAGCTCGAACAGCTCGATCACGGCGCTTGGCGCCAGTTTGTTCAGCTCTTCGCCAACTGCGCTGACAGCCTCCCAGACAACAGTGCCATCCTCAACCTCAGCACCACGGACAACAGGCCACGGGTCAGGCTCAGTTGCTGCACTTGTGCCGGCAGTGGTACAGCGAAAAACCAAGCCCGAAGGCTGAACGGAACTGGCGCGGCGGACATCGCCAATGCTGAAAGCCGTGCTAGCTGACCAAGCGGTAAAAGCCATTACGGTTCAAATACCTGGCGGAATGTTGCTGTGATCGTGGCGCGGTTCAAGTAAGGAATCGACTTGCTCCACTGCTCGCAGACCCAGCTGTATTCGGTGGATTCACCCAATGGGGTCCACTCAAAACTGGCTCCATCAGCAGCGCGGGCATCAAGGAAGGTTTCGATGGTGTCCGCGTCAGTTTCAGATACGTTCCAAGTCAGATCCCACTGCTTCGGATTCTGGTTCAGTCCAAAGGTGGTGCGCTGTTCGTAACCATCACCGAAGCGGGCGATGCGAAAGTTTGGGGCGCTGCTTTTCTGTGCGCCGTAAGTCGGGGTGACGGAAGGGAAAGTAGCCATTAGGCGAGCAAGCCTCCGGGACGCTTCTGACGTAGCAATTCAGCACGGACAGCGGCGCCAAGTGCTTCGCCCAGCTTATTCGCGTTCGGCTGGTCACCCTGAACTTGTGTGCCGGTGGCGTCTACGTTCACCACGATGTTGCTAGCGCCCATGCTGTGGTTCGGAACAATGTTGCCACTGGCGCCAGGGACAAACAGCTCGGGGCCGCGCTCGCCGACTAGATATGGCGTGCCGGACGAAACGGAACCGCCGTTAGCGCGGCCCATGAGATTTAACCCTGGACTAAAAGCAGTGCCGGTAACATTTCCTCCTCCACCAAACTGGTAAGGTCCTGCTCCCTTAAATAGCCCACCAGAAGGTAGCAAACTTGTAGCAAGGCCAATGATTTGCATTTGAATGTATTTTGCAATCATCTGTGCAGCCATGTCTAAAAACGCATTTGCTACACCTTGGAAGAAGTTGGCGAGAGCTTGTTGAGCAGATACTGAACCGTTAATCGTATCCACAAAAGATTCGGAGAAGGATTTACCAATAGCTTCTGCACCAAAGCTCACCTGTCTGGCAGGCTCCAGCAAATTTTCAAGTTGACGACGTACTTTTTCCAGTTCCGCCCCTAATTTACCGTCAGTAATTCCCGGAACTACATCTAATTTTAGGTCGAAGGGTATATCTGTGTAGCCTCCGAATACATCGGCCAATTGCTCTTGAGTTTTCTTTCCGAGAATGTCTACAGCTCCAAGTTGTGCGTAAAGTTCACGTGTGCGGGTTTTCTGTATTTCCGCGAGCTTGTCTTCGTACTCAATCTCGGATTTTATAGCTTTTAGATATTGAGTTTCAATAATAAATTCACGCTCTTGGTCACTCAAAGATTTCTCGTACAGTTTTCTAAAATCAATCATTCTTTTAACCTTTTCCAGTTCGTATGCCGCCATCAACTTACTTTCATCGGTCATCGCACCGGCAAGGTCTCTTTCTGTTTCTGCCAATCTGTAGTTGTCTTGGGCATCACTTAGCTGAGTAATACGAAGTTTTGCTATCCGTTCCAGTTCTTTACGCTGTTTTTCCAGTTCTTGTGCCGCGTCACGATCACGTTTTTCTTGCTCCGTGGCAATAATTACAGAGGCCGCACGGTCTGCTTTTATCTCTGCCAGCTCTAGAGCCTGTTTACGCAGAGTCTCGTTCTGGGTAAGCTGTTGTTTGACTAAGTCGCCATTGGTTTCTGTCAGTGTCTTATTTATATCGAGTCTGCTGTTGTCGTACTTTGCATTTATTTCAGCTTGTTTAATTTGATAATCTAGCTGAGCGTTCTGAAGTTTTTGAGCCTCAGTGCGTCCATCAGTCCGCTGTTTTTCAAGGTTTATTACCTGCCTGTTTAATAAAATTTCGGCGTTATTTGCTGACAAAATTTCAGCATAAATAGCACGGGCTCTTTCAAGTTCTTGGTTGTTTGCCTTAAGTCCATCGTTTATACGTTTTACAGCTTCGTCGCCTGCAACAAGTTTTACTACAAATTCTCCAGCTGTCTTCAAGATAGCCCCAACAGCGGAGAAGGCGACATTTATACCTTTAATAATTAAATTAACAAACTTAAGAATTGCGGCCAAGGCAGCCGCAAATGGAGCACCAACAATTCCAAGCAAGGTTGATGCGGCGTTTGTAGTTTCGTTCCACGCGCTGTTCAGTAGGTTTACTGCATCGGCTATACCACCGACTGTTCCCGGTAAAGCTCCGGTGGTTGCAAGAATATCCTGCTCCAGTGCAATCTGAGCACCCTTAGCGTCTCCGACTTGTTTGAGTAAGTCGATTTGGGTACGTAGTGCGCTGTTTACGCGGTAACCGCTTTCTTCGAGAGCATCGAGACTAAGTTGTTGTACCGCGGAACCTAGCTCGCCTGCTTTTTGGATTGCCTGGTCAAGAATCTGACCAATTGCACTACCTGCAATCTGTCCACCAAAGCCGCCAAAACTACCAAGGGCACCACCCAATACGGCACCGGCACCGCCACCAAAAAGTAACGGGAAGCCCGCACCTAGGGCAATGTCCTGTAGGAACGAGCTTGTTCCTCCACCTGCTCCGGACGGTGCACGTCGTGATATGGGACCCGCAGAAGGCGGTGAAATGGTGCCCTTAGGAGTTACAAGACGGCCAGCAGCCCGCGCTTGTGTGGCTGCTTCTTGCTCTAAGGTGGGCAGTCCCTTAGCAGTACGCAACAAGTTTTCTAGTTTTCTCTCATACAAGTCCAGCTTCGTGCTGGCGTCTGCCCAAGTATTCGCTAAGTTTTTAACTTCGCTGCTTTGTTTATCAATAGCTCCTGTACCTTTAATAAAAGTTTGCCCTAAAAATTCCTGAAATACCGCAACTTGCTGGCTTATGGAGCTAACAGACTCCCCTATCTTTCTATCGCCATTAACAAACTCGCGTGCAATAGTGTTAATTTCCTTACTTAAAATTCCTGAGGCATCCCTTAAGGCGCCCCTACCTCCGATATTTAGTGCAATAGGCGTTTTATTGATGCTTTCTACAAGCTTCTCCAGGCGGCCAGCCTGGTTGATCACCGCGTCTAAATACCGCTGACCGCCTACGCCTAACTGGATATTTACCGAATAATCAGCCACGGGAGCCGTATCGCCGAGTCTACTGAAAGTTTAACCGCTACCCATTGTCCTGGCCTGCTTAGCTGTCCTAGAAGCTTTTTCCTCCCGCTCGTGTTTCACATCGAAGAAAGCTGCCCATGCAACTAGCTCTTCTTGAGTAAGACGAGCCGTTAAATCGGCAACCGTAGTCTTCAGTTGGAAAGCGAGATGGAAAATGAAGTACCAGTCGTGATCAGCTTTTTAGCGCGGCTTTCGCTTCCTCCACCTTGTTCTCCGAACCAGAAGCAAGCATGGCCAGCTGGATTTCTTGAAGGACGCTGGCTTGAACGTCGCGGCGCAGGGCAGCGCGTTCACCATCCGAAAACAGCCGCTTGCCGTCTTTGTCCAGCGCCTTTTCAATCATCAGGCTCAAAGCGAAATCGTTTGCGTCGTCCGAATCGACTTTTTTCTGGATTGACTCGCGCTCGGCGATGGTCAAGGGGTGCCAGTAGATCTCCAGTGCGACTTCGCCTTCGACTTTCAGTTCGTACTTATAGAGCTGGCTGACTCCGAATTTGTTACGGAGCAGTTCAGTAGCACGCATAAAACGAGTTGTTGGTTACTACAGAATACTACGCGCGGGCCGTGAATTGACAAGACACGATGCCGACGAAGTGTGAGCGGTCTTCGATGTCGATGGGCGTTGGGCCAACGATGTCGAGCACACGGGGAGATGCGCTGTAACTGTCGGTGTAGCCGCTGGCGTTGACTGAGGTCAGGCCATCAATAACCGCTTCACTGATGGTTGCCAGCACCGTCGTTCCAGCGTTTTTGGGGACGTAGATGTTGCACTGGATCACGCCCGAGTAGTAGTCCTGAGCCGCGCCTTGCGTTTGTAGTGTCGAACGGTTGAAGTTCACCGACATGGTGATGTACTTCGTCGTCTTGCTCGGAGTGGTGAACGGCGTGTTGTCGTAGATCATCACCACCGCTGAGTCGGCGCTGGCGACTGCGCTCTTGACGGCTTTCTCAAAAGCAGCGCGGGCGTTTCTAAGGCTCATGGCTCAATGTACCTAGATCCTGTAGGACTCGTTGCAGAGCCTCTAAAACTTGCTGCAACCCTTAGATTAGGCCCTTTCTTATCGCCAAAGACGGATTTCACTAAAGGTCCTATCTCGCCCTGAATAAAGGTGGCTATCCGGTTGTCGGCAGACACTAAAGCGTACCGAGCGTACTCGGCAGTGTTACCAACAAAAATAGAATCCGTCAGTTTGAAAAGAGGGGAGTTAAAACGAGGTTGTATGACGGGTCTGATTGCTCTGGCGGCCGAGCTTCCGGCGGAACCGCCTCCAGCTGCAAAGTACGCACGAGTTTTATCGCGCTTTACCCGTGCCCAAGGTTCAAAGTCCTCTACGCGATCAACGGGACGCGCTCGACTTTTACCGGCCTTCCAGCTAGATGCAAAAAAGCCGGTGTATTGCGGGCTGTAACTAGGCAGCTCTTCTGTAATAATCTGTATAAGCGCGTTTAGATCATCTGTTATCTGCGTTGTTAGATCTTTCTTGAGACTCGACAATTTGCGTGCCATTAGAAGCGCACCAGCAAGACGTAGAGGTATTCCTGGCCGCCGCGATAGGTTTTGATGTCGGTGATTTGGGCGGTACGTGTGGATCCGGCGTAAGTAAGGATTACTTCGTCTTGCAGAGTTGGCTGGTTGCTGCCGATTTTGTCGGGCGTAATGTAGACCTTTGCTTGGCGCTGTTC